TGTCCCCGGCGCCTCGATCACGTTCAGCCGCTGCGGGCCGAAGAGGCTGTAGCGGTCGAAGTCGGCGGCGCCGTCGAACACCCGCAGCTGCACGTCGTAGGCGCCCGGCGTCCACGCCGCGGTGACCGTGCGCGGGATATCGAGCGCGACCTGGTTGTTGGAGACGGCCAGGTAGGGCGTGGCGTCCGTCGAGGCGTAGGTCAGCGCCTCGCTGGTCGGCCGGCCGGGCCGGATCAGCAGCAGCTGGGCGGTGTAGCCGCTCAGAAGGTCGGGCGTGCCGAGGCCGCCGGCCCAGAAGAAGAACGTCTCGGCCCAGCCGCCGTTGTTGGCGACCTGCCATTGCTTGCGGATGAGCGCGGCGGCCATGCCGGAAATCCCCCCTCTTTCAGGTGAGCGCGGTGATGCGGACGCGGCCGTTGCTGCCGACCCCGCGCCCCGACGCGCCGGCGGTGTTGGTCGTGCCGCCGCTGCCGGCCGCGCCGGCGGCGCCGCCTGCGGAGGACGTCGCCGCGCCGCCGCCGTTGGTGGAGATCGCCGGCGTCGTCACCGTCGTGCCGCCGCCCGCGCCCGACGCGCCGGAATGGCCGGTGCCGGAAGCGCCGCCAACGAAGCCGGTCGCGCCGATCGTGCCGCCAAAGGCGCTCGTGCCCGGTGTGACGGCGTAGGAGGCGTAGGCGGAGTAGCCGCCCGAGCCGCCGAGTTTGATGTCGTAGTCACCCGGGCCGAAGTAGGCGGCATAGTATTCGCCGCCGTCCGCGCCCCAGGCCTCGATCATCACATGACCATAGGAGCCCGCGGGGCAGGCGAAGCTCCAGGCGCCGGAGATGTGGCTGTCGAAGAGCACCCCGCCGGCCGCGGCGCTGGTGGCGACCGCGCCGGCGGTGACGGCCGAGGCGATCTGCTGCACCGGCGTCAGCGCGCCGCCCACAAGATAGGCGACGCCGACGTCGTAGCTCTGGTTGGGCGCGATGTTGGTCAGCTGCACCACCGTCGCGGTGCGCGAGGTCAGCAGCGACGGGGTCCAGGCGCCCGCTCCGGTGAGGCGGACATAGAACTCGATGTTGGTGGCGACCGGGTTGTCGCAGGCGCCGGTGACGGTGATGACCGGGATCGACTGGCCAGCGTTCGAGAGCACGCCGCCGCTCGCGCTCCAGGCCGACGAGCCGGGCTGCGCGGCGGCGTTTGGGCTCGGCGTGAACGCATAGGCGATGCAGTTCTGCAGCGGAGTTTCGACCTCGCCCCAGAGGTTGAACGACTGGAACTTCACATAGGCGGACGCCCCGGACTGGCTGACCAGGAACGGCAACGCGACGCAGGCGGCGTCGAGGCGGACGAACGGGACGCCGGCGGCGTGCGCCGCGATGGCGGTCCCCAGCTGGCCGCGGCGGACGTACCCGGTGAGGTCGAAGCTGCCGGCGGGGCTGATCGCCGTGGCGGTGCTGAAGCTGATCAGCTCGCCCTCGATCAGGCACAGCGTTCCGTCGGCGTCGGCGACGGTGGCGTCGGCGGAGTCCAGCGCGCCGTTGGAAGCCGAAAGGTCGATCGCCAGGGTGTCGCCGGTATCGGGATCGGCGCCGGCGGGGTAGCTGGCGGTGAGCGCGCCATAGCGCGCGCCGCCGTTCGCGGCCTCGGCCACGAGTTGGTAGCTCGAGCCGCCATCAAGGCTCACCCAGATGTTGGCGCCGCCCCAGAAGGCGCCGCCGCTGACCGCGCACCAGGTCTCCAGCGCACCGCCGGTGAGGCCGCTCGGGGCGTTGAAGATCTGCGGGCCCGAGATCGCCGTGGTGGTCGGCGTGTAGGCGCGCACGTCGACGCCCTGCGTGAATTGCAGGCCATAGGCCAGGATCCCGTCGGCCCCATCGCCCGCCCAGGTCTCGGCCCCGGAGTCGTCGGTGATCTCGACGACGACGTTGGCGGTCGTGTCGCTCGCCTGCAGCTGGCCGGTGATGGCGAGCCGGAACCAGGTCTCGGACCCGACCGTGATCGGGGCCGAGACCGAGCTCGAAATCAGCACGGCGCCGCCGCTGGCGTAGGCCGGCAGGAAATTCTGTCCCGTCGCAAGGTCGAAACCCACCCGGAACTGCGCAGCCGAGCCGGAGACGGTGCTGGCCAGCTGCAGGCAGACGCGCTTGCGGCCGGCGGCGGCGAAATAGCCGGACAAGGTGTAGTTGGCGGCGCCAAAGACGGCGGCGGCCTGGCTGGTCCAGTGGACGGCGTTGGCCGTGCTCGGGATCAGCTTCTGCGCCGCCGCGGCGCCGTAGACGGGGTCGGTCGCGGCGGCGGCGGTGACGGCGAGCTGGGTCTTGGTCCAGGCGCCCTGGGTGAAATCCTGGCTCGCGAGCACGAGGTTCGACTCGACGCCACCTGGATCGGCCAGCCGGTTGGGCGGGGCGGCGACGCCGTTCTGCATGGTGTAGAGCGGCGCGTGGCTGACCCCCGTCAGCAGGTCCTCGCCGGTGAGGTCGAGCGTGGCTTTCTTTTCGTCCTCGTCGATCTGGGTGACCCGGATCGGGTAGGCGGCGAGGCCGAGCCCCGCGTCAGTGACCTCGACGATGTCGCCCGGCTCCAGCAGGGCGTACATCCATCCCAGCGTGAACTTGTACTGCCCGCGGACGTAGAGCGTGCGCTGAAGGTAGAGCTGCGCCGAAATGGCGGCCACGGTCGGCGTGCAGATGCAGTGGACCGTGTCCGGGTCCTTGCGGCGCATGCCGTACTGCTGGACGTTGGCGGCGTCCGAGGCCAGCGCGATGGCCATGTTGTACTGGTTGGTGCGGTCCAGATACTCGAGCTGGATGACGTTGTAGGCGTCCGACTGATCCACGATCTCGGTGGTCAGAGGCGCGTCGCCGGACCCCTTCACGATGAAGTCGTCGTCGTCCAGCGCGTAGACCGGCGTCAGGTTGGGCGTGAAGGTCTTGCCGTTGCCGGTGAGCGCGGTGTCGCCGTAGGGGACGAGCTTCAGCAGGCCCTCGGACCACACGACGCTCGAGTTGGTCGCGCGCAGCAGCTCAGTGAGGAAGTCCGAGGCGCTCCGCTGCTGGTCGATGACGGGGCTGACCAGCAGACCGGCGGCGAGGCAGTAGTCCTGGTACTGTGCAAGGCTCGGGGCGTCGACCAGGCCGGCGATCCAGCCGGGCACGCCGGTGCGGGTGTTGCCGAAGAAGTCGGAGAAGACCAGCGAAGGGTCGGCGTCGGGCGTGCCGCTCACGCCGAACGCCGCGGTGCGAACCACCTCGAAGCTGTGGCTGGGCGTCGAGGCGCCGGTGTCGAGCGCGTAGTTCTCGGCGTGGACGATGGCCAGGCCCGAGTAGCCGATGGCGTGATCGGGATGGACGCTGGTGAGGTAGGTCCAGGGCGTCTGACCGATGGCGCCGGTCGCCAGCGTGAGATTGACCTGCTGGCAGGCCGAGGTCGAGCCGGTGTCGGCGACCGTGCTGCCGACCGACCCGTGCGCGTAGATCTTGGAGTCGACCCAGACCTGGGTGACGGCGTCGATCGGGCCCTCGCAGAGCGCGAGAATGATGGAGGCCGAATAGTTGTAACCGGTGACGGTGGCGCCGCCCTTCCCTGCCGCTGCGGCCTTCTGCGGCGTCGACTTGAAGTCCAGATAGTCGACGAGGTTGCACTTGCAGCGGAACGTGCCCCAGCCGACCGGGATCTGCAGGCCCAGAGACGAAGTCTGGACCTGGATCCCGGCGTAGCGGGTGATGGCGCTGGAAGCGGCGCGGCCGGCCAAATCACCAATCCTTGTGAGTGAAGTAGCGGCGCGGGCCGCTGATGAGGCCGGCGTCGCGGGCGAGGTCGCAGAGCACGACCTGCCCGGCGTTGACCGCGGCGTGGATGCCGAGCGGCCAGTCGATGACGATGACGCCGTGCGAATAGACGCGGCCGATCTGGCACAGGACGAGGTCGCCGGGGCCGAGGTCGGCCGCTTCGATCTCGCGGGCGAAGCTGGGGACGAAGGCGAGGAAGCGCTCTTCGTTTCGGTGGATGTGCCAGTCGCGCGGATATTCACCGGTGTCGAAGTCGGCGATCACGCCGGCGCCGGCGTAGGCCTTGATCACGAACTGGGCGCAGTCGACCGCGACGCCCTTCACCCGGCCGCGGTGGCGCCAGGGCGTGCCGAGCCAGGTCCTCGCCTCGGCGACGACGGCGGCGCGCTGTTCGGCGACCGGTCTCATCCGACAGCTCCGGTGACCGCGGGCGGCGTGAAAGGCTGGCCGCGGAAGTGGATCAGGTTCGACTGGGCGGTGCAGTCGGCGATGGTGAGCAGGCAGCCGCGGACAGCGGTGAAGGCGTCGCTGATCGCCGGCGCGGCGGGGAAGCCGAACGCGAAGCTCATCTGCCCGGAGGCGTTGAGATAGGTCTGGCAGGTCCGCACGAGGCCGCTGTTGGCGCCCGAGGTGAAGGTCACCGTACCCTTGTCGAAGTAATGGTCGGGGTTGGTGAGGCTGGTGGTGAAGACGCTGCCGCTGATGGCGCCGATCACATGCCCGGTGATGTTGGTCGGCGTCAGGCCGCAGTCGGCGTCATAGTGGGTGTTCAGGCAACCGGCCTGGAAGACGTCCGGCCCCATGTTGACGTTGAGGAGCACGGTCCAGGCCGAGACGGTCATGGTGAAGCCGGTGCGCGACATCTCCTTGAGCGCGGTGACGCGGCCCGAGAAGGCGATGACCACGCCGGTGATCGGGGATCCGAACGCGGGGAGGAAGGCGCGGTAGAGGACGACGGTGGCGCCGTCGAAGCCGCGGCCTTGCGCGAACGGGATCAGCGGCGCGCCGTTGATCAGGTCGCTCACCGCGGCCGCGACCTTCACGTCGAAGGTCGCGACATCGAGCCCCAGCTTGGTCGAGATCTTGCCGCGGTCGAGCAACGGACCGGGCGTGTAGGTTCCGTTCGCCGCGGCGCTCTGCCCTGCCGCCGCCGCGAAGCCCACGAGGCCGACCGGACCGCCGTGCCAGCGCACGACGCCGCCGCCGTTGAGGGTGATCTTATAGAGGTCGAGCATCACGAAGTCGGCGCCGCCGTTGAGCAGCGCTGTGGTCGCACCCGCCCCGGCGGACGCGCTGTCGATCGGCGTCTTCATTCGGCTCAGACCCGGATGGAGGAGAATTTGAGCGACTTGCTGGACCAGAGTTGGCTGACGATCTGCTCGAAGGTCAGGCCGTCCTCGCCGAAGGCGCAGCCGAAGTAGAAGTAGCCGTACCAGCTGAGTGCGTGGCCGCCCGCAGGCGGCGTGGAGAAGGTGACAGCGCCATTCGCCACCGTGTGCGCACCGGCCGCAGCGCCGTTGTCGAGGATGGTCGGGGCGTAGGCGGCGAACACCGGCTCGGTGAAGCTGTTGATCGAGCGGGAGAGTTGGAACGACGTGGTGGTCCCGTCCCCGATCGCGAACTGGACGGGCGAGCCGGACGCGATCTGACAGTCGCTCGGATCGACGAAGAGCCATACGCCGCGCTGCCCCTGGGCGACGTTGAAGAACTCCCACAGGGTGAAGAGCTCGCCCTGGTTCGGCCGGTGGCGCACCACCTCGTACTGCAGCTCGAAGGCCCAGAGCGGGTAGCTCCAGAAGGCGGTCGCGCGCCGTCGGCCGGAGGCGCTGAGGATCACCTTGGTCGACCACTGCGGCGACTTGGTCACCCCGACGGCCTGGCCCGGCAGGAAGGGCAGCACCGGCAGGCCATCGACGCCCGACCAGATGCCGGTCGGCAGCGAAGACAGGAACGACGGCGGAACGAACGGCGTGATCGGCATGCGCGCCCTTCCCTGCTCACTCGGTGCTCGTAAATCTGCGGCCTGGCGCGGCGATACCGCGCCGACGGTAGCTCAGCCGGCGTAGCCGAAGCCGCGGCCGTTGCGGCCGCCCACGACACTGTCCATCGCGCGGCCGAAGTCCGACGCGTTGCCGGTGATGGTGTTGTAGAGGCTGGCGCCGTCCAGGGTCTGGACGTTCCAGGTGTGGTGATGGGTGTCGCCGGCGGCCTGGGACCAAGGCGAGGCTGGCTGCGCGTCGCGGCCGAAGCCGGCGAGCATGGCCCGCATCGGGTTCGCGAGGCGGGCCGGCAGGACCATCTCCTGGGCGTGGAGCTGGGTGAGCGGGTTGACGCCAGAGGGGATGTCGAAGCCGCCGGCCGCCGAGGCCAAGGCCGCCATCTCCGCCGCGATCTCAGGCGCCTCGAACGGTCCGACGAGCGGGATCGGGGCGATCGCCGCGATCGCGCCTGAAAACGCCGCCTGCGCATTCATCAGCTTCTGGGCCTGCACGAAGGCGGTGTCGCTCGCCATGCCCTCAGACCTTGCGGCAGCCGCGGCAGCCTGCTGAGCCTGGGCCGTAGTCCCAGCGCTCGTCACCTTTCGGGCATCGACGAGCACCTGTTGGGCCAAGTCCTTCAAGCCCAGCGCCTGCAGGAGCGACTGGCCCTGGCTGCTGGCGAGCACGCGTTCGGTGACGCCCCAGGCCCACGAGTCGACCTGCTGATCGACTACGCGCAGCAGGTCGTTCAGCATCTGCTGGCCGATGTTCCGCATGACCTGGCCGAAGGACTTCGTCCCCTCGGCCATCTGCAGCATGCCCTTGGTGAACGCCGAAACGGTCTGGTCCAGCGAGCGCTTGAAGTCCTCGAGCGCTTTCTTGTTGTTGTCCGCAATGTGCTGGGTGGTCTCGTCGCTGATCTGGACCTGCGCCAGATATGCCGCCCGTGAAGCGTCGACTTGCACGCCCAACTGGGTGTTGAGGGCTACCGTCACACCACCGTCGCTGGCCTCGATCGCGGCGTTGGCCGCCTCGTTGATCGCGACGCCCGTCTTGGCCCGCTTCTCCTGTTCCTCGTTGATCGCGTTCCCCGCCTGCGCGGCGTTGTCGGCGGCTGTCTGCGGATCGCATCCACAGTCAGGAGCGGCGCTTGCGTTGTTCGAGTGGCCCCCGGACGCGCCGCCGCTGCCTGAATTGGACGGGGCGCCGGAGCCCGAGCGGGCGCCAAGATTGACGCCGCCACTTGCGCTGGCGGAGCCGTTGGGTTGAGCCGCGGCCGAGGCGGAGCCGACAATCGCCAAGGCGCCGTTCGCGCCGTCCTGCCCAAAGCCTTTGAGGTCCTGCGCCGTCTTCCGGAGGGCCGCTCCGACGCCGGGGATCTGGTTGAGGAGTTCCATCAGCGACTTGGCGACGCCGGCGATCCAGCCGTTGATGCTGTCGAGCACCGACTTGACCTGGCCCTCTACCCAATTGAACGCAGCGGCGATGCCGTTGATGGCGCCCACCACCATCGGGTTCTGGTTCAGCCAGTCCTGAAAACCGCGTTTGACGACGCCGACGAGCGCATCGAACGCGCCGCCGAGCGTGTTCCAGGCGAGAGTCGCTGCGGTTTCGAAATCCTTCACCGCCGGCGCGAGAGCGTTGTTGAATGCGTCCTTCAGGTCGTTGGCGCCGGCGTTGGCGACGCCGAAGAAGTCCGACCACACCTTGGCGGCGTCGCCGGCGAGCTGGATCTCCAGCTGCCAGAACGAAATGACGCCGCTGAGCGCACTCGCGAGCGAGCTCACCGCGCCGACGAGACCGTCGATGATCGTCTTCGCCAGACCGCCACTGTCGTAGGATTGCTGAAACGCGTTAGCGAGGTCGGTCGTCGCGTTGACGATCGTGGTCATCGCCGGCGCGAAGGCCGAGGCGATCGAGTCGATCATCTGCTGGAGGGCGGTCTGTAGTGTCGTCGCGACGTGACCGAAGGCGTCGCCGGCGTTGTGCATCGCGTCGTCGAGCTCGGCCGCATGCTGACGCGCGGTCGCGCTGGCCGCCGCCGAGTCGCGTGTCTGGGCGGCCCAGGACGCCAGCGCCGAGCCGGCCGTGATGGCGGCCGCGCCGACGGCCATGACGACGGCGCCGACCCCGGTGGCCGCGGCGCCCAGCGCCGCGACCTCGACGCCCCCGTCGGCCGCAGCGGCGCCGAGCCCCGTCAGCATGCGCGAAGCCGCACCGCTGGCCCCTTCGAGGCCGCTGGCGGCTCGCGTGCCGACGCTCGCGACCGCATCGCCGAGGCCTCGGAGGGCCGAGCTCACGCCTGGAATCTGGCCGCCGCCGAGGCGACCCAGGAAGCTCGAGATGGCGGTGGTCGCACCGCGAAGCCCGCTTGCAGCCTGGGTCCCGAGCCCACCCACGCCCCGACCGAGCTCCGTTAGCGCCGAACCGACGGCGCGGAGGCTAGCCGGCGCGGAGCCTTCCGCGGTGGACGCGGCTTGGCCGAGATCGCGGACGGCTGTCGACACCTTGCCGAGGTCGCTCGCGCCCTTCGAGAGCTCGGAGATCGCCTGCTGGACCTGCTTGAACCCGTCGATCGCCTTTTTGACGTCGTCGCCGAGCGAGCCGAACAGCTTGCCGATCGACTGCACCTGGTCGACGAGCTGCTTGATCGACGACTGCGCCTGACCGGCCCCCTGCACCAGGGCGCCTACATCGGCGCCGATCGATATTTGAAGATCGTTGTCGGGCATGGAGCAGCCCTCCTCGACGCGCGGTGTTCATGCCGGCAGAACCTGCAGCCGCGAGGCGCGAGACCAGCAATGAGGCTCGAGAATGAACGGGAGCGCGGCGGGCTCAGCGAAAGGCTGAATCGCGCCTCGCCCCTTTGGTATGGGACCTATATACGAGTGCGACCTTAGCGTTCTGAGACGGCGCGGAAGATCAAAAGCGGCGTGAGACCGTAGGCGTTGCCGGGACGGCCCATGACAAAGCGCGCTAACGGCGCCAGCGTCGCCGCGACCGCCGCAAGAATGTTGTTGTTCTGAGCGATGGCGGCGACCATGAAGTTATTGCCGGGAATGTCCATCTGCGGAAGTTCTTGCAGCACCGTCGGCTCCGGCCGCGCGTCCAGAACGCCGACCACTCGCCATGCGCCGCTGATCTGGGCACCGTGCTTAAGCATGAAGTCGCTGGCATTTCCGACTAGGCTCGGCTCATCCAGCATCATCCAGGCCGTCTCTTCCTGAGGGCTCCGCATCGTACCCTGGACTGTGTGCGGCATGATGCGGAGCGCTTCTAAGCCAATCAGATTGGCCACTGGATTGGTATTGCTCTCGCTCGCCAGGCCGGCGAAGTGCGTCACGAGCGGGGATTCCCAGACAGCCTTGAGCACTCGCAAATCGAGTATGCTCAACGTGCCCGCCATCATGACGATGTCACCGAGCGTTGCCGTCGCAAGATCGCGCCTCAGAAGGCCGCGCTCCTCCACAAAATCGAGAAACGTGCGGGCGTTCGCCCAATAGGGGTCGTACGCCCGTTCGCTGCCCTGGTGGCCAGCCTCGCTCGCGCTGCGCGTGAAGCCAACACTGGCTTCCGGTCCCTCGCCCGTAGGAGGTAGCCCGGGGATTGAGATGCCGGCCCTAAGAGAAATTTCCGGTTTGCGGGAGGCGCTTACCGCATCCGACTCCTTGATGCCTTGGAGGTGGCCCGAAGGATCGAACTGCGCAAGGAAGGACCCGACGCGGCGAGCGTCGTGGTACATGAAATCAAGGACGGAATCGTCCTGTTGATCGGCGGGCCCCCCTGCCGATGCTCGCCTTTCGCTCCTCGATGAAGCGTTGCGCCTCTGCCTCCGCCTTGCGGGCTTGCTCATAGGCCTGCTGTAGCTCCCTCGGATCGGTTTGGATCAAGCGCGCCAGCGCCTCACCAAATGACAATTCCTCAAGGGGCTTGGGAGCAGTGTTCTCGCCGCGCTTCGTCATGCGATGAGCGCCTTATACGTGAGCCGTCCGTCCGACCCCGCGATCAGCGCGTCCACGCGAGCCCCCTCCGCCACTTCGCGACGGTTGTAGCGCCAGGACATCTCATCGACATAGCGGAAAAGGTGCTTCGGGCTCACCCAGTGATGAATGCCGATGATCTGGCGCTTCAGCAGCGCCCAGGCACTCTCAATCGAATTGGTGTGGGCGTGGTAGTGGCGGACGTTCTCGCCCGCGCCGTGGTTCACCGTATGGTGGTGATACTCTCCCTCTAGGCCGCGATAACCCCTGGCTTCGTCGGTGTAGAGGTTCGCGCCGGGCGCGACATGCGACCGCACGATGTGCTGAAGGGTCTCCGCCTTCACATTCTCAATCGTTCCGGCGCGCAGCTCGCCGCCGCGCTCTAGCAGGCCCATGACGATAGCCTTGCCGACGCCGCCACGGCCTTTGTGCAAGCGCTTGGACGCATGCTTGTTCGACTCCTTGCCGCCCACGAAAGTTTCATCTGCCTCCATCGAGCCGGAGAGCGGCGCGTTGAACGACTTCGTCATCGCGGCATGGCGAAGACGGTGAAGCATGAACCATGCCGTCTTTTGCGTGACCTGAATGTCACGGGCGAGTTGGGTGCTGGCGATACCCTTCTTGTGGGATGTAATGAGCCAGATCGCCAGAAGCCACTTCCGGAGCGGGATTTTGCTATCCTCAAAGACGGTGCCGACCTTGATCGAGAAACGCTGGCGGCAATCTCCGCACTTGTGGGTCTTGTGATCGCTGAAGTGGTAGATTTTCGTCGATCCGCAGTAAGGACAGAACGCTCCGTTCTTCCAGCGGATCGCCGTGAAGTGAGCGATGGCGGCATCCTCATCCGGGACCGCGTTCATCATTTCAAAGAGGCTGTTAAATTCCGCCATCTCACTTGTCCTTTTTGACAAGCGAATACTACCTCAGCCAAGGGCTTGGGTCAAGCTCGTATATAGGTCCCCTTTGTATCTAGAGGGCGGCGCCGTTTGCCGCGCTGACGGCCGCTTCGCAGGCAGGGTTGTTTGCGAAGTAATAGCTCACGGCGGGATAGGACCGAAGCGCATCGTCCGCCATCACCTTGACCACGATGGTAACTATCCCGTCCGGGCGGTGGCTATCCTGTAAGTTCCACTGATACTGATACCTGGCATGACCATCGTAGACATCATCTACCCATAGCGATCGGCAACCATCTTCATCATCGCACTCGTCTGTTTTATTCGGAGACCCGTATTTTTGCTCAAGGAGAGCCGCCAGCTGGTCGGCTTGCTGGCGAGCCGACGTGCCGCGGGCGTCTTCAATCACGGCGGCGGCGCCAACGACCCTGCAAACGCCCGTCGACGGAAACGCCATGACGCCCACTCTCGGAAGCGCGGGGCTCGGTTTCGGCGGGTGGACAACTAGATAGACGCCAAGCAACTCAGGCTGTGGAACAGTCTTACCCAGATCCGCGAGAGGCTCGCCCATAGATATCCCGAACGGACCGTTATTGATGACCGCCGGCTTCGCCAGCGCCACGCCGGTGAGCAGCGAGGACGCCAAGATGGCTGCCCAAAGCGCGCCGGAAGATCTTTTCCTGCTCAAGCGTCCCCTCCCAAGATGCCGGCTCGGCATTGAGAATAGAACATAGAGAGAACCTGCAGGCAAGCCCGTCGACTCAACCGGTGGCTGGCTCGTCGAGCTGGCCGCCGGCCGGGAACGCCTCGAGGAAGCGGACGAGGTCGTCACCCGCGAGGACATCGCCCGCCGCCACGCCGGGCTGGCGCAGACCCAGATAGGCCGCCACGGAAACATAGACCGGCGGTCCTTCACGCCGCCAATGCCGCATCAGGGCGGCATAGCGGTGAAGGTTCCACTTCGCCTCTACCCCCTCCCAGTCGGTTCCGCCAAGGCCGGCGAGAATGGCGCAGATCAGGGCGTCGAAGTCGCCGTCGAAGGGCTCGCCGGGTCCAAAGGGTCGGGCGGCGACGCCTCGTCCGCGGCGAGGCCGATCTCGATCATCAGGGTGTTCACGAAGCTGCGCAGGCCGGTCATCTCGGCCGGGGCCAGCGCCTCCTCGAGCTCGTCGAGCGTGACGGCGACCGAGGACCCGACGGCGACGATGCCGAGGATGGCCTCGACGCTGTCCATCGGGTCGGTCGAGGCCTGGACGGCGGCGATGTGGCGCCAGGCGGCTTTGAGCTTCTTGAAGTTGGGCAGGGAGACCGACCAGGTCTGCCCGCCGATGGTCACGTCCGCCATGGATCACCCCGTCATCGAGTAGCTGAAGACATTGCCCGAGCCGTTGTCCTGGGCGCTCATGTCGAGCTGCGGCAGGCTGAAGTCGTCGAGCTTCAGCGGCATCGCCAGCTTCGGGCACTGCACGGCCGGGAAGTTGAGGAACAGCGAGCGAACGACGCCGTCGGAGCCGCGGAATTTGTTCACCAGCTGCACCGAGAAGATCACCGTGGCGCCCATCAGCTGGTTGGTGAAGCTGAGGCTCTGACCGGTGGAGGACGAGGCGTAGGTGTAGCTCGCCTTCAGCAGCGCGCCGTTCTGGGCGGTGTTGGTGGTGTAGACGCCGGTGGCGGTGTTGACCGCGTACTGGCCGGCGGCGGGCGCTGAGGCGACGCGGCTGAGATAGAGGCCGGTCACCGTGTTGTAGACGCCGAGATCCTGGCTGAACGTGCCGCCGTTGGCGACGGTGAACGTGCCGGCGGAAGGCGTGGCCGACTCGTCGACGCTGTTCAGCGTCTCGCCGGTCGCGGTGGTCAGGCCGAAGTAGACACTGTTGAAGAGCGCGGGGTCGACGACGCCGACAGTGGCCTTCAACTCGATCTTGGCTTTGCCGCGGGCCTGCTCCAGCGCGTACTGGTTGGAGCCGTAGAGCAGTTTGGAATCGTAGGAGAAATCGACCTGGACGTCCTGCAGCCGACCGAAGCGGGTCGGGGTCGGATTGGTCCCGGAAGGCGTGGCGAAGAGGAAGCCGACGCCGAAGACGGACTGGGCCATGGCTCAGAGCTCCTTCAGGATGGCGCGGGCGATCTCGCCCAGCCGGGTTTCGAGGTGGTTCCAGGCCGCGTGGGACTGGGCGATGGGGCCGTTGGAGAGGCCGTTGCGGATCAGCGCGGCGACGGCGGCCGGGCGCGGGTCCGGCGCGAGCGGCGGCGCGGGATCGGGCGGCGGCTCGGGTACGTTGGATTCGTCGGGCATGAGTGCTCCGAATGTGAGGAACGCGGCCTTGCGCCCCCTCCGTCTCGCCGCGTCTGCGAGGCGCCGATCCACCTCCCCCGCTGCGCGGGTAGGAGACGCGAGGGAGGAGCGGCTAGGGGATGAGGACCTTGATGGGGACGACGAGCAGGGACTGGCCGTCGAGGTCGCCCTGGAACTTCTGGATGCGGCCTTCGATCCAGCATTTGTGGACGCGGCCGCCGAGGGTCTGGGCGAAGGTCGGGTCGGAAGGGTCGACGAAGAGGGCCTTCACCGCGGTCAGGATGGCGTTGGTGGTCTCGGCGGGGACGCGGCCGTCGTCCTTGCCGGCCTGATGGTAGATCAGCCAGCTGGCGCCGAGCGTGGTCAGCGACTGCTGGCTGGTGACCTGGGCCATCGTCTCGTCGGTCTCGGCCTGGCAGAGGGCGGGCTGGGCCGGCAGATCCTCGAAGGTCTTCACCCGGCGGGCGCGGAACTGCATCGCGCCGCCCGGCGGCCAGGCGAGGCCGTCGGTGAGGTCGAAAAGCGCCCGGTAGATCGGCTCTGCGTCCATCTAGGACCCCATCTGCTGACGCATGGCGTCGAGCACCGCGGACTTGATGCCGGCGTCGATCTCGGCCCCCATCTCGGCGAGCGACGAGCGCAGGTAGGAGCGCGCCGGGATGTGCGAGCCGGGGTGGTGGACGTGCTTGGCGAACACCGTCTCGCCGCCGGCGACGAAGGCGAGCGCCTTGGCGCGGGACGGCAAGATCTCGTGCGGCGAGGTGACGCCGCCGAACTCCTGGATGGCGGCGTACTTCAGATCGCCGCCGGCGCTGAGCGTGGTGACGACACCAGTGGACGTGATCCGTGGGCCATCGACGGTGACCGAGGCGGCGAGCGCGCCAGTGCGGGACTGCAGCACGCCGCCGCTGAGCTTGGAGCGCACGAGCGCCAGCAGCTGGTCGGCGAGCGCCGCGGACTTGGCGGCGACGGCGGCGAGCGCAGCGGCCGGAAGGCCGTCCAGGCGCTGCGCCAGCGCGGCGTCGCCGGTGATCGAGACGCTGAACATCAGAAGGGCGCCAGCACCTGGTAGGGCGCGAGCAGCGCCCGGATGGTGTCGTTCATGTCCTTCAGCGAGAAGGCGACGACCTCCTGGCCGCCGAGGGTCTTGGAGGCGACCCCGATGCGCTCGCGGCGCCGGAACGCTTCACCCACTAGTTCGATGGCCGCCTGCGCGATGTCGGGCGGCGTGACTGGGTAGCCGGCGGTGTAGCTGACGACGACCGGCAGGCCGATCGGGAAGCGGTGGCCAACGAGCGTGATCAGGCGGTCGTCGAAGAGGATGCCGCTCGTCAGCCCCGCCGGATCGGCGGCCGTGGTCTGGCCGGCGAAGGCGATGCTGGCGACAGCGGTGATCGGGAAGTTGCGCAGCAGGAGCTCGCGCTGGCCGTTGCCACGGTAGGTCTCGACGTAGCTGGCGCTGAGCACCTGGCGGCCGAGGTAGCTCGGGACGAAGGCCGAGACGGCGGTGATGAGGCCGCAGATGAGCGTGTCGGTGGTGGCGCCGGTCACGCCCAGCCAGGCCTTGACCGTGTCGAGATCGGTGAGGTCGCCGGCGGCCATGAGCGGCTCCCAGAAGAGAGTTGCGGTCGGAAGTTGGGGGTGGGGATCCGTCGGCGATGGGCCGCGGCGAGGGAGTCCGCCGGCGCGCAAGCGCTGGGCGACCCCCCACCCCCGCCCTCCCCTCGCGGGGGAAGGTGTGAACTCACGGTGGGCGATGTCGATTTCGGCCGCGCGGTGAGGCGTGAAGGCTGCGGGCGGAGGACGCCGAAAAGGAGGTTGACGCGACCTTAGGCTGCGCGAAATTCTAAGCTCCTGCCCGCTTCGACGCGGCGGAGTCTGGGGGGTGCATGATCGTCGCCGAGGCCGACGGGGGCCGTCGATGAACTGGCTCGCGCTGTTCGCCATGGACGGGTTTGTCGCCCTGCCGCTCGTGCTCTTGTTTCTCGGCGCCGTTTTCGCGGTGCGGGCGATCGCGCGCGGCGCCGCGAAGGGACCCGCGGCAGGCAGCGCGCTCCAGCCGCAGCTTCCCGGCAGTCCAATCGCCGCGCCGTCCCCGGTCAGCCCCGTGGCGACGGCGCCGCAGCGCTCACCTCTGGACGACTTCCGCCGACGCTATGCCGACTGGGACCGCACCGCTTTTTCGTACTTCGACAACAGCTTCATCGCCATCAGCTTCGCCCAGCAGAACCTGGCGCTGGGCCGCATCCCCGAAGTGAAGTCGTACGACTTCGCCGCGGTGGTCTCGGTCGAGGTCGTCAAGGACGGCGCGACGGTCGCGCTGCGCACCGACCAGCCGCACTCGCCATTCTTCTTCCAGGACACCTATTTCGAGGAGCGCGCGCTGTTGAAGGCGATCGAGTCGCCGACGCTGCAGATCTCGACGTTGACCGACCTGACCTTGAAAATCGCCGTCAGCGATCCCGTGACGCCGGTCTATGCGATCAACTTCTTCCGCGCCGCGACGGCGGTGGGCGAGGCGTTGCAGAGCCCGCATGTGACCCAGGCGGTGAACGACGCCGACGCGTTCCACGCCTATCTGACGGACATTCTCGCCAAGCGGCAGGCCGTCGGCGGAGGCGACGCCGGCCGCGCCGACGCGCTGGGCAAGCTCTGGGCGCTTCGCCAAGCGGGCGCCCTGAGCGAGGAAGAGTTCACCGCGCAGAAGGCCAAGCTGCTCTCGAACGGATAGGGGTTTCGCGTCGAATGCTGCTTGTCGCCTTCATGATCCTCGCGTGGCCGCTCGCCTGGGCCGTCGCGCTGTTCTTCGTGTTTCGCCCGGTGCGCAGCTGGCCGGTCGTCGCCACCCGCTGGCGTGCGTTCGGTGTCTTCCTGGCGATCTTCGTCGCCGTCCCGGCGCTCATGCAGCTGTTCGTCCCGTTCCCGGTGGCCGAGTACGCCAGCGGCAGGTTGGCCAAGGAAGTCGCACCGCGGATAGCGCCGCCGCGGCCGGCGAGCCCGTCCGTGCCGGCCCGGCCCAACGACGGCGCCGCCCCGACCGGCGACCTGGATGACCTGCAGTTGAGCAACATCTCCTGCGACACCACGAACTCGATCGTCACGACCCGCCCGGGGTTCTTCCGGCCCCGCGTCAGCCTGCAGTCAGTGCTCCTGCTGTCGGGTACGATCCACAACAGCGGCCGCGGCTACTTCCGGGACATTCACATCTACTGCGCTCTGCGCGGCGATTCCGGCACGCAGCTCGGGAAGGTGAAGGGGATCGTCTATGAGCGGCTCGATCCCGGGCAGACAGTCAGCTTTTCCAACGTCCAGCTCGGGCTCGGCCCGGCCGGCTGGTCGAAGTGCGAGTGCCGCGTCTACTGGGCAGGGCGCGGCTGACAGCCCCGGGGCGTCCGGGGCCGCCAGCCCGAGCGTCAGCCGTTGGCGATGTTGGTGATCACGCCCATGGCGAAGGGCGCGTAGACGGCCAGGACTTCCTCGACGTAGACGCCCTTCTGGCGCTGGCGGGTCACCGGCGGCCAGTCGATGGCGTAGTAGTCCTGGCGGCACTTTACCTCGGCGACGTTCGGCACCTCGCTCGACTGGTACTGGGCCGGCAGGGTCTCGGCGTAGGCGAGCAGCGTGCCGGGCGGCACGAACGGGTGGATCTTCACCGGGATGCGCAGGCCGCCATCGAGCAGGAACGGGTTGTAGTAGGTGGCGATGGTGCCGCCGGCGTCGAGCTGGTAGGCGCCGCTGTCGGCGTCCTGGTGGTATTGCAGCAGCGGGCCCGAGCCGGAAGACAGCACCTTGGTGGTGATGTTGCGCAGCTCCTGGCTGTTGACGAACAGCACCGTCGGCGAGACCTGGTAGCTGTCCCACATGCTCTCGAGCATCTGGTCGATCTCGGTGACCGAGCCGCGGCCGGACGCCGTGAGCGCAGTGCCGGCGCCGGCCGCGCCGGTGGCCAGCGTCTTGACGTAGGCGTTGCTGGCGGACTTCAGCGCGGTGGTCAGGAGCCCGTCGTAGCCGAGGCTGTTGGTGGAGCTGTCCGCCGTGATCGAGGTCGCGGCCTGGCCCGAGCCGAGCGCGGCTGCGAAGGTGGCCGAGTTCAGAGAGGTGATCGCCTGCAGCGTCTCGCTGCCGGCCGTGCCGACGTACCAGGCGTAGGCGACGGCGCCCTGGATGGGAGTCACCGTAGCCGAGAGGGTCTGGCCGAGGGTGACGGCCTGGGTCGTGTTCGACGACTTCATCGAAGAGCCGCCGTTGATGGCGAAGGTCTTGCCGTCGGCGCCCGTCACCGTCTTCGAGGTGGCGACGCCGGCGGCGACCGAGGAGTTGCGGTAGCCTTCGAGGGTGAGGGCGACCACGATCACCGAATAGGTGGCGGCCGGCAGCGTGGCGCCGGAGCCGGCGGCGGCGAGGGTCGGCGCCGAGGGGGTGCCGAGCGCCAGCGAGGTGTTGCCGGCGAGGATCGCCATCTCCTCCTTCAGCATGGTCTTCTGCAGCAGGCGCATGGCCATGGTGGCCTGGATGTCCTCGAAGCCGATGGCGGCGTTGATGGCCTCGAAGGTGACCGAGTCCTCCTCGCCGAGGGTGACGTAGGAGGCGGACTTGGTGGCCGTGGTGTAGCTCATCTGGCCGGCGCGCTGGCCTTCTGCGACCCAGCCGATGGCGTCGTAGCCGGAGCCGATCAGGCTGGAGACCTGGCGCCAGTTGGTGGCCGTGCCGCCGGCGCCGGGGACGCGCGGGACGCGGTTCCGCAGCGGCGTCGCGGCCGGATAGAGGTTCTTGGCCGGCGCCTGCAGGTCGAAGGCGACGAGGCCGGTGGCGGTGGAGATCGACTTCTCCAGCCGGTCCGGATCGACGCCGGCCTGGGCGAGGATGGTGCGGGCGATGTCTTCGCTGGGGCGGGACATGGCGTCCGCAAACGACTTCTTCAGCGCGTCGGGCGCGAGGGCGGTGTTCATTTGTGGGGCGCTCCTTCGGAGGGAGGGGCAGAGAGGGATCAGCGCAGCGGGATCGGCTGGCGCAGCGAGGTTTTCATCAGCAGGAAGGCGCGCTCGTCGGCGGTGAGCGCGGCGAAGGCTTTCTGGGCGTCGGCGGGCGTGAGGTCGCCCGCGGTGGCGCCGGGATCGGCGTCTTCGGACTTGCCGACGGCGTGGGCGTGCTGGCTCGCCGCGGTGCGGGGCGGCAAGGGCGTGGCGGCCAGGCGCTCGATCATGGCGTGCTGGTCGGCGAGGCGGCGCTCGAGGGCTTCGAGGCGGGGCAGCGCCTTGGCGAGGTCGAGCGGGTAAGCGGCCTTGCCGGCGTGCGGGCAGTTGTCGGGGTCGCAGGCGGCGCCGAGGGCGGCGAGCGCGTCGTGCAGGGATTGCAGCGCGTCGGGATCGGCGGCGGCGAGGTCGGCGAGCTGGGCGGCGATATCGGCGGGGTCGCTTGCATCGTCGTCGTCGTCGTCGTCGTCGTCGTCGTCGTCGGGGCCCGCCGCTTCAGCGCCTGCGTCGCCGTCGAGGTCGCCCGTGGACGGATCGTTGTTGTTGGCTGGAGAAGGCGTGGAGTCGGCCGGCTCGGCCGCCAGCGTATCTGCTTCGTCAGTATCCGGATCGCCGTCGTCCGTGCTGTCGTCGCTCTGCGACCAGCGCGCGCGGGCCATCGCGGCGGCGTGCTCGGAGAGCAGCGTGGCGCGGGCCTTGGCGACGAAGTCCTTCCAGGCGCCGGGGCGGCCGGCATCGCGGGCCATCCCGGCCGCGCGGGCCTTGACCGCGTCGTTGGCCGGCGGCGGCGGCGCGGCGTCGGCTTTCCAGAGATCGATGATCGCCTCCGGGTTGGCGGGACGGTCGACCAGGCTGATCTCGGACAGCTTGATCCGGGTAATGACGGTTGGGTCGGCGGGATCGCGGGCGAGGACGCGGCCGCCGATCGAGAAGCCGGAATAGGTGCGCGACTTCACCTTGGCGATGGCGACCGGGTCGACGACGTGGGCGACGATGCGCGTGGCGCCGTCGTCGTCGACGTCGGCCTCGAGCGTGCGGCCGGCGGCGGTCGGCTGGTGCATCTCCCGCAGCGCCGGATAGCGGGCGTAGTCGGGCAGCGCCGCCTTCATCGCCGCCGGCAGCACCACCTCGCCCTCGTCGTCGCGCGCCCCGGTGGAGGCGACGCCGAACACCTTCAGGGTGCCGTCGGGCTGGTCTTCGATCTTGGTGAGCTGGCCGAAGAGGCGCATGCGGTCTCCTTGTTCCTCCCGCTTGCGGGAAGCTGCTAAGGTCGGTCGTGACCAGCGAAACCATCTACGTCCCGCTGGACAATGAGGGGACGGAGGTCTGGGCGCCGGTGCGAGCCGAGCGGCTCGACGGCGGCTGCTTTCGGCTACTTGGTCCTCAGCCTGAGGACCAGGAATGGCGTTTCGCGCCCGGGTCTATCGTCGTCGTTCAGCGCAAGTTGTTCGCTGACGGAAGCGGAGGCCTGGTCGCTGTCGGACCTTCAGGTTCAGGTCCCGCGTCGTCGGCGAGGGGCGTCGCGCCCTGGGCGCCGTAGATGCGGGGCGCGTCGCCGCCGGCGACAGGGCCGAGGCCGCGGCGCAGGCGGACCTCGTTGACGGTGGACGAGCCGTTGCGCAGGGCCTTGTCGTCGATGTCGGCCTGTCCTTGCGGGTCTATCTCGGGCGTGTCGACCCAGGCGAACTCCAGGCCGGTCTCGCCGAACTCGGTCTCGTTGACCTCGTCGACCAGGCGTTTCACCCACACCTTGAGCGGGCTGAGGCCCTCCTCGAGGCTGCGGTCCTGGTCCTCGCCGGCGGTGGCGCGGTTCATCTGGCGCACGAACGGCGTCGGCGGCAGCGAGAAGGCGAAGGCGACGATGCGGGCCAGCCACTCGTCGAAGTCGTCCTTCAGCGGCGGGTCCTTCAGCGCCTGGTAGGACGCGCCGCTCGGCGTCCAGATCAGCTTGGCGCGCTCGGCCGGCTGGCCGGAGAGCTGGGTGTTGAGCCACAGCTGTAGCTCGCGGATCTGGCTGGGGCCCCAGCCTTCGGGCGCGGTGATGAAGCCGAGCGGGGCGTTGCCTTCGGTGAAATAGGCGAGCTGGGCGGCCTGGCGGTTGATCACCGTCTGGATGGTGACGACGATCTGCTCGACCGGCGAGAACCCCATCAGGTGGTTCGGGCGCCGGTTGCGCGGGGCGTAGAGCAGGTCGGCGGTGGTGAGGTCGGCCCAGACCCGGCCTTTGATGATCTGCTGGAAGGCCGGCGCGGGCGGGACGGGCGTGCGGCCGGTCTCATCGACCAGCAGCTTGATGGTGTCGCCGGGGACGACGTCGAGGCCGACTAGGCGGCCGGCGCGGTCGCGGCGCTTCTCGAACGCCGGCGCGTCGATGGCGAGCAGGTCCTCGACCGCCAGGCGCAGCCAGAGCGCGAACGGGTGGACACCGTCCGGCCGCTTCCAGAACTGCGCCAGCTGGGCGGCGCGGGCGGTGAGCGCCGGCGAGCCTTGCGCGCCGTCGGCGGGGTTGAAGCGCCAGCGCAGCGCCTCGAGCTGGTCCTTGCGGGTCTCGATGGCGAGGCGGACCAGCTCGACGTTGGCGAAGGCCCGAAGGTGCGCGAAGCCGAACGGATCGGCCGCGCGGGGCGTGATGAAGGCGTTGATCCCGACCGGAAAGTCCCACACCCGCACCGGCTCCTGGTCGGGCGGGACCAGCGGCTGGCCGGGCGAGAACACCGCGTCGGTGACCGCCTGCCCGAGGGCGCCGTAGCGCGCCTGCCAGGCAAGCGACGTGCGATATCCGCCGGTGGGGGGCATCAGACCGTCCGTTGGCTGGTTAAAACAGCGGTTATCGAGGCTTGGCGCTGCGCCAGGCGTTCCAGTCGACGTCCTCGGACGACACCAGGCGGATGTCGTCGGGCGTGACGCGGTCCATGAAGAGCACGAGGTTCAGCGACGTGTGCCGCGCGCTGGGCGCGATCAGGCCGTCGAACTCGAGGAAGTGCGCTGCGGCCGAGATGGCCTGGGTCGCACCGTAATCGAAGCTGGCGTAGCGGGCCGTCTCGACGCCGACCGCAGCCAAGGCGTCAAGATCGGCAAAGCGCAGCGTCCGTTCGGCGCCTGCTTCGAGCCGGTGCAGCTGGTGCTCCAGACGGCTCGGCCAGACCGGCTCCAAAGACAAGCGGTAGCCGATCTCCGCCAAGGCGCCTTCCCGCTCCAGACTGGTGTAGAGCGCTTCCGTGCCGTCGCCGGGCGTCCAGCGGCCACTTGCCGGGGAGCCCAGGGTTGGCACGCGCCCTTTGCGAGCGATGCGCCAGACTTCGCCGGCGAACGTCTGCGGTTCGATCGCCTCCAGCGCGTCGAGGACGGCGCGGTCGTGCACGCGCCCCGAACTCGGCGCCACCTAGGTGTAGGTCCCAGCGTCGAGGCTCTCGATGACGGCGAGCACCTCGTCGGCGCGGCCGTCGTGAATGAGATCGATCGGGCGCTCGCCGCCCAGAAGGCGGTGCTTGGCATAGAGCCAGATGCGCGTCTCTTCGGGGTCGTAGAACTCCGCGAGCCGGTCCACGACGTAGCGCAAATCCGAGATCAGCAGCTGCGTCTTCGGGTGCGGTGAAGCGGCGCCGCTGGTCCACCGCGAGACCGTGGCCGGCGAGACAGACGCAACATTGGCCACATCCGCACCGCGCAATGCGCCGCGCTCCTTCAGCTCGTGCAGGATCGCAGCGACTGCCGCTGGCATGGTTCGTCCAATCGAAAACACTCGACGGTGGCGAACTTAGCGTTCTTCTTTCACTCATTCAAGCGATGAAACCAAAAGCTCAATCCCGCGACGCCAAGTCCTCCCGCGCCATCTCCAGAAAGCCCGCGCTTGCGATCCGCGTCTGCAGCGCCCCAAAAGCGCGGCTGGTGGCGTCCGCGTCGTCGTCGTGAGCGGCGTCCGGGAAGCCTTCGAGGGAGGCGAACCAGGCGTCGTTCCAGGCGCCGCGGAGGACGTGGACGTTGCCGGCTTCGGCCTGGGCGCTGAAGGGGCCGAAGCGGGTGGTCTTGTCGCCGCTCTCCGGCGTGGCGCGGACGGTGTAGCCTTCGAGGGCGCGGACCAGGGCGGCGGCCTGGGACTTGCCGGCCTGGCCGGGGTCCTGCGGCAGGGCGATCTCCACCTCCGGGCCGTCCTCGGCGGCGGTATTGGCAAGGAAGCGCTCGACGCCGGCGGGCGTGGTGCGGATGCGGCGGTGGTCGAGCACGTAGTATCTCCCGTTGGCGCTGCGGCCGAGCTTGACGCCCGCCGTCCAGTCCGGGTCGTTGGTCTCGGTCTTCGGCGTCGCCGCCAGGTCCCAGCCGCGCTTGACGACGAGGCCGGCGGGGACGGCGTCGACCACCTGGCACCAGGCGCGGCTGAAGAGCAGGCCCGCGGCGGGGCGGATCTTCCAGTTGCCGTGCAGCAGCCGTTCGCGCTCGACGCGCGGCAGCGCCAGCAGGCGGGCGCGGTACTCGGGATCGGCCTTCTTCAGCGCGGCGTTGTCATCCAGGCGGGCATCGACGAAAGTGAGCGAGCGCGGCCTCAAGCCTGGGTGGCGGCGCTTCAGGTCGCTGGCCTTGTCCGACCAGTCCAGGCGATCACCGTCGCGGACGAACCAGCGCAGGCGCCCGGCGCGCCTGCGGATAGCAAGCCCGGTGCCGGGATCAATCCACCAGGCGACAAGCTCGGCGACCCAGCTGTCCACGTCGGGATTGCAGGTGGCCCGAACGTACGGCACGACGTCACCCATCGTCCGGTTGCGGGCGGTCATCGTCCAGAACTGGGCGGCGGTGAAGTGCGTGAGCTCGTCGAAGCAGATCAGCGGCAGTTGTGCGCCCTGCCAATCCATCACGGACTTCGGGTGCTCCAGGTGCGCGAAACGCACCTTGGCGCCGGACGGGAAGCGCCACTCCAGAGCTGCGGCGAACGGTTCGCCGCCGGCGCCGGGGTAGAGCTTGAAGCTTTCGTCCCAGAGCCCGCCGGGATTGCGAACCTGAACCGTGGTGCGACGGAAGAAGACAGCGGAGAAATCCGGTTCGTCGCGGTAACGTAGCGGAGCCAACAGCAGAGCCCAGGTCTTTCCACCGCCCGCGGCGCCGCCGTAGATGGCGATGTCGGCTTCGGATTCCAGGAATTTCGCCTGGGGCCCAGGTTGAGGCCGGAAGAGGATCTGGACCTTAGCGGTCCGCTCCCTTTCTTCCTCGGCGCAGGCGTCCGGGGTCGGGGATGTCGTAGATGTATTCGACGTCCGGCTCGGCTTTGGTGGCGGGCTTGGCTTGCGGGCGCGGGCGATCGGAGGACCTCCCGTAACGCTGGGCCATCGCCTTCGACCAGGTGGCGGCCTTGAAAGGCTTGCTCTTTTCGAAGGCGAGGCGCGGCTGGGCTTCCCACCAGGCGCGGGCCGCGGTATCGGCGTCGGCCAGGGCGACGGCGAAAGCCGGATGGTCGGCGGCCCAGGCGTCGAAGTCGGCGAGCGAGGCGCCGAGCGCGACGGCGATCTCGGCGCGGCTGCGGCCGGCCTGGGCCTCGACGACGACGCGGGTCTCGAAAGCGGGATCGTAGGGGCGGATCGGGGTGGTGGCCAT